TCTTGATTCACCTGATGCCTGACCGCCTTTTTTGCTGATTTCTCTTGCTTCGCTCTTGGTTCGTTTCGTTACTGGTATCAAGTTTTGCTCATTTGCCATTCACCTCACTCCTTTAAATTTATTGCCGTTACTCACTCACAATATCATATGTTTTCTCAAATATATTCGGTTTGCATGGATAGAATTCTCCGTTTACACCCTTAATGATGTAATCACCGATAGACGCTCGAACATCACCCTCCAACGTATGTATAATCAATCCTGTAAGCTCACGCCCATATACTGGTGATTCGACATCTAAATAACGCCCTTCATGCATTGCATATTCAGGCACACACGCTGGACACCATTCCATAATCCTTTTGAGGTTATCTTCTGTTAATTTCAGGCATTCTACTTCAACCGGTTTCTTTCTCGCTATCATAGTGATCTCCTTTCCAGGTAAAAGAAAAGCACCGCTTGGGTGCCTTATTAAATTACAATATGCTATAATTACCTCGTGGAAAGGAGGAAAAGATAGCATGTACAATTTGTATTATTACAATAAGAATACAGACAGTCACGGTAACCATGAAGTACACACAGGAAATTGCGCTTACTGCCCAAGCGAAGAAAATCGTGTGTATATTGGCTACTATAACAGTTGTCAGGAAGCTATTTCCGCCGCTAAACGGCAAACTGGCTTATACAATTTTGACGGCTGTTATTTCTGCTGTAATCCATGCCACAGAGGCTAAAACACAAGACAGGTGTTATTCTTTAACACTTGTCTTTTCATTTTCTGCAATAACAAAAATATGTGCTTTGCCATTTATCGCTACTTTACCAGCTTTTGAAATCAGGTTAGCTCCTTCTTCTTCGTTTATCTGGATGTGCGTAATAGACTTTCGATTCTTTAATTCCCCGATTATTTCATCTCTCGTTGCATTAGCTAATAAAATTTCATTCATGCTCATTACCTCCTGACCTTAACATGGTCTATTTTCATGAATTTATGTAAAAAGCACGTTTTATCCTGTATCCCTTATCACGGGCAGTTCTACGTGCTTTTTCATGCCGGATACCCGACATATCTCATTTACAAGGGCGCTTGGGCTTATAGTGATCGTCATCACGTCCCATGGCCATAATTATGCAACAGGCTCCGTGGAGTATCTGTCGCTGCTTTTTTTGTACGGCTTGTGTTTAGTCATTCTTCGTGTTGGTAGCCGTTCCGATGCACATCAGCTGGTAGCGATCCAGCCACACGCTTGATAGGTTGACATCACTATCTCTCTTTCCTTTTGCTCGACGGCACAGTTGGAATCGAACCAACTTCTAGGGCGCTACCCTATCGGATTACCATTATCCGTATATGCCGATATTTTGCCGGACTTTCACCGGCTCAAGAATCGGAGAAATACGAATGAATCATTTCGACTGCGAATCATGGGGAAATCTTTCATCCCCCACAATTTCACGATATTAGTATAACATGGATTTCCGTACTTTTAAGGACACAGAGCGGACATATCACACTTTAAGCATCTCTTTTTCCATGATTGATAATGCTTCATTTTCAATTCTGCGAAGCTGCCTTTCATCATATCCTAATGATCTTGCAACATTAATCTGCTTTCTTCCCTTTTTAAATCGTTCAGTTAAGCATTCTTTCTGTAGATCAGATAACAAATTCCATCCTCTATCATAGTCATGTATCATCGCGCTATATTGAGCAATTCTGTTTTTCAACACTTCTTCGCGATTCGGTAAGCTTATACCTGGATGTGTTTTTTCTGATCCTGTATTACCGTGAAACTTCACATCACCACTGCCTTTTGTCTTCGTGATGGCATCACGCTTCAAGACTTCTTCAAGTTCCGCTTCCGCATCTCTCAGATTCTCTTTGATCATATCAATGTTTTTGATACGGTCTTTGATTTCTTTCCTAGTGTTTAATGAAATATATACGCTCATATCTCTCACTCCTCCGGCGCTTTCAGCCTCTGACCGCAGTTAGGGCAATACTTTGGAAATGGCTTACCCCTACGTAAACCGCCCAAAGATTTTACCACCCTCAGTCCTTCACCGCATTCAGGACAACAATGTAAGAGTATAGTCGTTTTACCTGATTCGCCACCATTCGGTCCATCTTTGAAAAACAAACATCCTATTTCTTGCTTGATACCGCATTCTTTCTCTACACCATGCGCTTCTACCGCTTTGATCGCCACGTCCAACGCCTTACGCTTCACACCAGTCATTTTGTTCCAGTCACGCAGTCTGCGCAGTTTGTTCAGTACTTGTTCCGATGTCATGATCTCACTCCGTTTCATGTGTTTTATTCACTACCTTTTCAACTTCATCCAGATGCAACCACTTTTCAAAACCTTCGGTACATTCATCACACAGATCATACTCGGTATCTTTATTGATAACTTTTCTTCCAGTACTTGAAACAATTGTTATGCTTCCTCCGCTGTAACACATAAAACCGCTATCAGTATAATACTTCCCACACCGATCACATTTCTTAGCGTTCATCGTCTTCTATTACCTCCACTCTTAAACATCGCATACATCCACGTATAGACAATGATCATACACACTACTAATTTCATGTTATTCCTCCTTCGTTTCTACTTCATTGTCATACTTAAGGCACTTGCCGTCCTTATATGCCGCACATTGTTTTTTAATACAAGCGTGAAGGATTGGTCTTGTAAAATCGCCTTGACCTATTATCATCGCTTTCACCTCCTCGTGTGATGTTAAGTCGGGGCAGAATTTAATCATATAGTCTCACTCCTTCTGCCGCTGATAGAAGCGGTCTTCTCTAAAAAACGTAAGGCACCATCCCAGATCAATTACGTATAACACCTTGTCTTGCAAACGTCCAAATAGTACATGTGGGGCTAATTTTGTGTTATGAATCTTTTCATACTTTTTCTCTCTGTCATCCCACACCCACATACCCTCTTTGAGATCGCCAAACTTCAAAGGTGGGTTGTCAAAGTGTTCGTTGATCAATTTTTCAATCACTTTATATTCATCGCATGATGCATCTTTAACTTTCCACATTCCGCTTTCTGTTCTTTCCGAATCCCATAACGACCAGTCACCGATTGTTTCTAGCGCCTTTTCGCATTCTTCCTTTGTCATTTTTCATTCCTCCTTACTCGTCGTTTTTCCTATATCGAAAAAATCTTTCAGCTGGTTTCCATTTCCATAGAAACCAAATCACAATCTTATCATAGCAAGTTATGATAAGTTCTAAAAATTCAATGAAGATTTTTAAAACTCCAATAGGCGGTCTAAAAAAACAAGTATAGATTTTGACGCGTATAATCCATCCATCTTCATACCACCACTCTTTGGTTGTCATTTCTTTGATTTTCATTCACTCACCTTTTTACCTTTGATAAAACCATATACACCATTTGCACATGTTTTGCATAATTGAAATTCTTTACTTTCTTCGTTATTTCTAAATTTAACAACACCATAATGGTTAAAATCAACATTTATACCCTCTTTGTTATGATCGATTTCTTTACCACATTTGTCACAAAACACTCTAATCATCACTATTCGCTCCAATCAATCGCTTGCATACATTCATCACAATATTTAATATTCGATGGCTTACAATTTACACCTAACATTCTTGAACAAACTGGACAAGAATACACATATGCTTTGCTTGGTCCTACTGCTTTCTCATATTTCGGTCTCTTCGGTGTAACCTTATCAGACAATTTGCGTGCATATTCCATCACATTGTTATAGCTTTCATCAGTCGCTTGCCAGTTATGATATAGCATATGAATATACTCGATTAGTTCATCTTTATTCAACGTTTTCAAAGTGCTATCACTGTGCAAGTGAAAATGTTTGAATTCATCTGTATTGTTAAACGCTTCTGTACATTCTTCTTTAGTCATCGCCATCATCCTTCCTTTTTGCTTAGATACTGTTTAAGCTGCGTTTCCTCATCGTTGGGCAATTCTTCGTAATGCGGCGGTATTTCTCCATCCTCCCATCTACCACAACGATTGCACCTAACACATATCATGCCAAAACTATCTTCATTTTCGCATTCGTCTATGGCTGGAATTGATCGATGTATTTTCATCTGTTTCCCTCCTATCAAAACGGCAGACTGCCATCATCTACATAATCCGCGTATTCGTCGTTTTGCATGGTGGCTTCGTCTCCACTGCTCTGATCTGCTTTTCTGCTCTCAAGGAACTGCACACTATCTGCAACAACTTCTGTCACATACACACGTTTGCCGTCTTTGTCATCATAGTTGCGTGTTTGTATACGACCTTCAACTCCAAGCAAAGCACCTTTTTTTACATACTGTGCCATGAAATCCGCTGTGCGGTTCCATGCAACACAGTTTATGAAGTCTGCTTCGGGCTGCCCCTCTTGCTTTATGCGCCGATTACAGGCAATGGTGAAAGATACAACAGATGTACCCGACTGCGTTTTTCTAAGCATCACATCCCTTGTAATCCGTCCGACAAGTATCGTGCGATTAATCATCTAATCCACCCCATTTCCTCCATTTGTTGTTTTATTGCCTCTTTCTCGCCTTTGCTTAATTCGAGATCTGACACATCGCACACAAAAAATGTGCGTATATCGATCCGCCTTGTAACGTCTCTGAAAATAATCGTTCTGTTTATGATCATATGCATGTATTCATATTGCTTGACTTGCTCATATCCCAATTTTTCAAACATTTCTTTCGCTGTCATTGCGTTCCTCCTCCACCATTTCAAATTCATCTTCCATCACCATTACCCTATGACCGTTGACCTTGATAACATATCCATTGTGATGGCATCGGTTATCTAACGCTGATGTCGTTTCTTCGACTTCGTAGCTTTTGCCCTTGATCGGTCTATACGATGGAGCAATGCAGATTAGGTCTTTGGTTATTTTTATTCGCATCGTTACACTCCCAATGGTAGCACTGGCTCGATTGTCTTTTTCAACCGATAGCCAATTCGCCGATATTCATCGTATACAGGTTTCCATATCAATTCGCATTGTCGATATTCCTCCGGCATTAGCGTGTACATTACTTCTCCTATCATATCGAACGATATCTGCTTGTTACCTTGTTCATAATTCATCCACAGCACTTCCGTTCGTTTCTGTCCACTCTCACAATCAGCGATAATGGTATCTTTATGCCAATCACTCAAATAGCAATCGTAAAGCTCGCTATCATATCCGGATATTACGATTTTCGCTTTTGATCTATTGCAAAATTCCAGCAATTTGACATGATCATCGTCTGTAAACTCATGCTTGTATATCCTGCCGTGCCTTGTTTTCATGACATACGGTGGATCCAAGTACATCAATACATCGGATCTGTTATATCGTTCTAATAGCGTAAATACATCTTGATTTTCTATCTGTACTACACTTTTCTTGGTATGCTTAAGTCGATCACAAGTTTTTATAATTCTTTCCGGTAAAGTGTTATGGAAGCCTTGTATTGTTCGATTTTCAGCACTGATGTTATTTCTCCAACCAGTAATATCAGATGTTTTTGCCCCGATTGCCATCCATGTTCTAACCAGAAATCTTCTCGCTCTTTCTAATTCATCGTCAACTGGAATATAACTGTCTGTATACTCTTTCCTGCTCCATGGTGTCATGCTGATCTGATATGCCAATTCTTCCGGCCGATCTCGAACGATTTTAAATAAATTAACGACGCTATCGTCAAGGTCGTTTATCGTTTCAATCCGAGATCGCTCTTTAGTAAAGAAAACGGATCCCGATCCAAGGAATGGTTCAAGGTATGTCATATTCTCATATCCTTCGGGAAAATGATCAATAATCCATTTTGCAATTTTCCACTTACTTCCAGGATACTTTAGTATTGCTTTCGTCATTTCCAGTTTACCATCCTGATAACCTAAATTTCTTTTCCCATCTTCGCACCATGTCGCTGACTTCCGGCGCAGGTACATTATTATATTCAGCACGCACCTGTATTACTTTCTTGCCATTAAGTTCCAATGTTACATACGGCACATCAGGTGCTTCTGACTTTCTGACAAACATAATACCTGTTTTCCCTTCAGCAACCTTTTCAGCATATGTTCTTACACAATGATTCAACGCTTTACTTTCTTCTATCAATTCCTCGTTGCTTTGTGCCGGTACTATAATCAGTCCATCACTTTCATACCGGTATTTCATCAGCTTATTGGCTGTGGCCTTAATCCCCTTATTTACAAGTTCTGATTTTATTTGCTTATACTTCTTTTGCAGATCATCGTGGTATAATTTGATGTTTTTAGGATAAAGCACCTCTTTATGATCCATTGGATAGCCCATTTCCGTCGCCAATCGTAAGTAATCATTGTATTCAGCGATTCCATTCTTTCCTTTACCATTTACCCATACGCCACACACGTATATGCCAAAGCTACATTGATCAAGGATGTATGCTAGCATTTTAGCGCTTATGTTTTGGTTGATGTATTTCGCTTTCCTCGCATTGATTTCTTTTGCCGTAGCAAGTTCTTCGATCGACGAAATCTTATGTTTGCGAATAAGCAGAATATCGATAACCTCTAAGTGTGACATATGTTCTTTCCAGCACTTCGGGATCTTGAATATCTGTTCAAACGATTTACCGGAGAAATTAAAATATCTCGCTCCGTTTATCAGCTGCCCCCATCCAGCTTTTGCCATCAATTCTACTTTGGGATATCTACGATAAATATCCACATAATGAATAAACGACATACGATTTTTATAATTGGGAGAGTTATAACTGCAATACCGGATGTTTAAGCGTTCTATCCACTCATCGGCATCAAACATATCACTTCCATAAAACCACCAGTAATTTTTATTTCCTCGGTACCAAGAATAATAGCAATTCCTTTCTTTATTCGTAATCCATCTTCCGGTGTCTGTATAATAAACCATACGGCCGCCCATGGCATGGTTCTCAATTTGACACAAAATCACTTCTTTTTCTCCCTCTAAGCGCCGGCATACTTCCTGTATCGGGTCGTTATACTTTCTTTTCCGATGCGGTTTAAACGCGAACGTGCGCATTAGTAATTTACCGTGCCATAATTCAAGGGTATTTATGTAAAATACTCTGATATGGTATCCTGTCATCTTTCCGTTCTCTTGGTGTGCAAATTTTCTCAGCCCTTTAGGCCACTTCAACTTTGTTTCACCAAGTTTATAAAGCAAATCTTTTTTCATGGTTAAATCTCAAAAAGGCTTATTTGACCTTCGATCAGATCACTTTTCTTTTTATTCGGTTTCGCCCTTTTCTCCACTTTCTTTTTCACTTCTGATGATTCTGTCTTTGTTGCCCGAACACCATTTAACGGCTTGATTTTAATATCATCCTCGTCATAGTAATGTACGGCCATGTTGTAAACTTCATCGTCCGTCAAATAACTACTTCCGTTGTTGCCATTACGTTTTACTTTTGCAAACGCTTCACCCATGATATATTTCCAGCATTCGGCCAGTGACTTTTTTTCTTTCTTGAGATTGGTCGCAACAGACGGATCCGTTTCTGCTCGTTGCCGCAAATAATTACCGACCTGTATGATTGCCGGATCTTTAGTGGTACTTAATTCTGTTTCAAAGTTCATACCTCTCTCGCCCTTTCTTTACTTGCATCCACAATCTCAAATCGCTTGCCAAGGATTTCCAAAATACACATTAACTTTTCAAGTGGCATACAGTGCTCTTTGTACAGATAAGCGTTCATGGTTCGTATATTTGTGTATGTCAATTCGCATAGTTTTGTTTTTGTCATACCTTGCTTGGCCATTTCGTCTTTTATTAAATCAATCAAGTCATAGTAACTCATTTAACTTCCTCCTAGCTGTTTCATCTTCTCCGCCAATTCGGCATCGCTTATTTCGGGCGTGTCATCCTCAGCTTGATCGTAATACCATCCAGGTAATTGCTTATCTGTGGACTTCTTGCTTTTGATCTCTTTCTCACGCTTAGCCATATACTCCAATGCTTCCGCTTCATTGCGGATTCTGTTAGCTTTCCAATTGTTCAAAATCGCTTCGACATAGTGAAAATTCCGAGCATTGTTTTTCACTGCTTCTTTAAGTGCCAATTTAATAACTGGTTCACTATGCTCTTTTTCCCACTGATTGATCATGTCAATTTCAATGGGGGAAATGGTGCGGCAAAATTCGGTTTCGAATAAACCGAATACATTCCCATTCTCATTTCCATTTACATTTTCATTAACATTCTCATTTCCATTTACATTAGGTTTTTTTGTTTCATAACCAGTGGTTTTTTTATTTTCATAACCACTGGTTTCTTTTTTATTAGAACCGGTGGTTTCTTTTTTTGGTCTACCGCCTTTTTTTCCATTGACATATCTTTCTGTATTTGCGATAACCTGTGGTTTAATCAATTTAAACATTGTGCTTGCTATTCCTTTTAATTCTGTATCTATATCGTTTAACGCAAGGTTGCATATCGCATCATACGTTTTCAATCTGTCTTTAGCGTTTAGATCTTGCAACGCTTCATAAAAGCTACGATAAAATACAAAACTATTTTTTTCTTTGCTCATGATTTTCAACCTCTACAACTTAGCAAATTCTTCTTTGTATGATTTTAAACGACCGGTAAGTATTTTCCTTATATCCCGATCTATTTCATCATCACCGAATAAAACTTTATTATCGGTGTAAACACCCTTTTCTCTAGCACATGCATACAGGTAGTTTCCGCTTGACAGCATACCTTCGATTCTATCAATAAGCCGCGATAATAAAAACATATAAAGTTCTTTTTCCGCCTCTTCTTGATAGGCAAGGCATTCATTTTCTCTGGCTTCATCAATCTTGCATCCCGAAAGTTTGTACAAAACCTCATCACTTCGGATGATAATTTCCTCGACTATCCCACACTCAACACATCCCTTTTCTGCGTTAACTATATATATACAATCACTTACATAAAATTTTGGCTGCATTCTTTATGTCTCCTTTATCTTTATTCCGTACTTCTCCGCCATCATCCGCTTTTTCAGCCGATATACTGGCGTTTTCATCCCTTTGGCATCCTCTACTACCAAGCCATTACAATCGTTGTATACAAAGTCCGCAATATACTTGATCGATCTGCCGTATTCGCTCTTATCAATCAGGATGTACGGTACTTGCAAGCGGAGGTTGTTGATCTCCCCCGCTCGCTCTAGTAACCGCAATTCTTGGTATCGCGCAGCTTCACGCTTACTATCAAATGTAATACCGTCTATCACTGTTTTAACCGCCCCGTATTTGCTCTTTTTAGCCTGTTTGAGCGGTGTTTTAACTGGGACAGGTTTATGCCCGTTGGGATAGTTGATCGTCATGTGCGATTTGCCTGTCCCCACTCTCGCTCAATCTGATTCTCAATAATCCGCATCTGTAGCTTAGTAGAATTGATTGCTTCCAAATTAGCCTGATAAACCGTGTCGGCTATATCGCGCTTAAATCTTAATTCAGCTACTTCTGGAACACCGTAAACGATCTGATTTATCAACGATACGGGCATCCCTTTTTCTGCTCGTAGCTTCAAGGCTTCTTCTCGCAGTTTGATTTTATATTCCTTTTCTGCTTCTGCCTTAGCCGTTCCGGATATTCGCAGCTGTCTTATTGATGCAGATAACTCACGATCTTTTTGTTGCAATTCCTGTATAAGTTCCATATGTCACCTCACAAATAATTCTTATGGAATACTTCCATAAATTTCTCATGACCATACAATTCTTCAAATCTTGCTTGGCACGCTTGTTTTAATTGCAAATCAAACTCTTTATCAAAATGCACACCATGCTCTGACGCGGTGTGATAATCTGATCGCAACCATACCCAACAGCCCCATTTTTCAGATTTCTTACGGTTCGCAGTGCCGCCAAAGATATGATGCTTATGCAGATTCAGATTGGAGTGTGTTTTATAACACTCCTTCTCTGTTTGCATGATTGACTTAGCCATTTGCTTGCGTCTGTGCTTTCTTCTCTTTTCCAGCAATTAAGACTTTGTATGCATCAATCAACTTTTTCGTTTTAATTGGATCCTGTATATCAGCGTTTTGATCGACATATCCTGTGTGATCTGCCATCCATTGTTTAATATTCTCGCTGCGTATGTCGACACCAAGGGCAGCCAGTTTATTTTGACAATTTTTAAATTCTGTAAGCATTGCACCCGATACATCTTCAGCTTTAGGATTCGCGTTGCTTGTCTTGTCTGCATATTTCTTCTTTGCGTCATCCTCCTTCTTCAACTCTGGTGTGTCACTATCCTTTGAATCATCAATATTAAACAATCCATTCAACGCATACTTGCGAGCATAGGATGATGTTGACCCTGTGATCTGTCCATCATCCATACCTTTTTTAGATTGACATTCGCGTGCATATGCGGAACACTCAATGACTTTGTTAGAATCCCAATCAATTATTCTGGCTGTCGCCTTTATATAGTGCCAGCCATCAATAGACACCGCTTCATCACCAAGCACAAGAGTTGTCCTGTTCTTGTTGCATAATGGTTTGACCGCTTCGAGAATGTCTTCACAGTTACGATAATTATATTTCCCGAAATCGTTGTATTGGTTTTTTGGCGCTTTTAACTCGCGCTGAATCAACGAAAGTTTTTCGTATATCGCTTGTTCTGTCACAGCATTAACCTCTCTGCCGATCTCTTTCAAGCGTTTCGATGTTACCAGTGCATTCATGCTTACTCCTATAATACGGACACCATTGATTTACGTTACAATAATTATCACAGCGATTATCCGCTCCCTCTCGTTTGACAATAGCGTGCTTCTTATCAAGCATCATATTGTCAAAATAGGCTTGTGCATCGCCCTTCGTCTTAAACACACGCACAGCGCTTTTACGACCCTCTTTCATGATTGCCCACGTATCATCCTTGTGCCAACGCTCGGAAGAATTACAGGCAGGAAGATCATCATCGTCCAATCTTTCAAGTACTTCGATATCGCTGAAACGATCTTCTATGAATTTCTGAATTTCAGCAAAATCATTATCGGTAAAATCCCATGCAATTCGATAGACAGGATGCTGTGGATAATCACCGCCCTGTAACGCCTTGGTCTTGCTATGATCTTTTAACAGTGCCACTATCTCGCCACGATGGGCATTGAAGCCGATCTTGCGCAACATCCAACAATAAATTAACGTCTGTTTGCGGTAATCTTCCCAATCGTTGAAAAGTACCTTATTAACGCTTGCTGTTTTGTAATCAGTCACCGTACCAGTAGCATCATCGTATAAATCAAATATGCCACTCAATTTATATCCGTTCGGCATTTCGATTACTAACTTATTTTCCTTTAACTGGTTGACTGTTTCCTGCGCTTGTTCCAACACGCTATGTACCGCTGTACCAAATAACAGCCATATCATTTCTGATGCATCTTGCTCAATCTCTGCATCATGCCGGCGCTCTAGTATTGTTTGGCATACACCCTTTAACAACGCTGTAACGCTATATTGCATTAGTGTGTATGTATGATCTCGTGTAAGGGCACTCACTAGAGGTTCAGGTAAATGCTCTTTATTTGTAATCCTCATTGATTATCCTCTCTTTCTTCTCTCCATCGCCTTTCGGTTTCGTCCGCTCGCGCATCCAGTATTTCATCCAATGTCGGAGCATCGGCATCATAATCCGGGTCACGCGGGTCACGCTGCTTTATCCAAGCAAGTCCGGGATATACCATGGCTCACCATCCCATTTGCACCATTGAAACAGGCTCGGGAATACGGAAGTATTCACGACATACATAAACGCTCCATCGTTTGCGCAATCATGCCACGAGCCTAAACTATCGTCCCTTTTGGGTTTGTTTGCATAAGCGTATACCGCCCCACACTTGTCACAAGCAATCCATTTGTATTCCACTGGGATTTTTTTCAATGCATCCTTTTCCAAATCGGTCAAATTTTGTTTGCCTCGTTTAGCTACCGCTTTGTTCATATCATCTAATGATTCTTTCAACAGGACGATAGCTTTGCGCCCGGTTTTTTCTATGGCCTCGTCCTCATAACGGACAAGACAAATAGCCAGACTATTGATAAAGTTTTTCTTTACCCGGTAATCTTTTTTTAATTTTTTAAAGTTGGCCACGCAGTGTATTATTTCTGCGTCACCATCCAGTGCCTTGACGTGCACTTCATTGTCGCTCACTTCAAATCTAAATTTCATTTGTCTTTTTCCTCCGCATAATCTGTTTTAGATTTCCTCTAATAAATCCCGCATTTCTTCCGCATATTCATCAGTTTCTATATGCTTTTTATACTTCTTGATTTCTGCCATAACATTATCAATTTCGTTTTCCTCAAGATTATCCAATACTTCTTGATATTTTTTTATATCGTTAATTGATTCTAAAAACGTTAAGTACAGATCGGTAACTAAATGGTACTTGTGCGCGTTTCTAAGTTCGTTGATATGCTCATCGCTTTTTTCGTTATTGCTTACATAGTTATCGACATACACATCACGGATTTCTTCGTTAGTAACGCCTTCGCCATCCAAAAAATCATTAGCTATTTTTGTTAGATGATCTCTTTCATATTCCCTTTGTTTTACCGCATCAGCATATATATCCAATCTTTCAAAAACCTCATATTTTTCATACGCAGTTATCAATCTGTATATTGTTCCATTGATGCTTTTAATCAGAAAATCAATAGTACTGTTTTTCAGCGAATACCGTGTTGTATCCCATTTGTCGCTATACAGCGATACATCTGTACGGTTTTTCAATTTAATTAAAAATGATATCTCGCAATCGATACAATCTATTGCATATATTTGGATCGTTACAACATAATCTTTAAATTCAAACAAAGTCCACACTTTTTCCCACAAACTGGGATTGAGATAATTTTTAATAAGAAAACTATAATCCATTTTTCATACTTTTATTGCTGGTGTATTCATTTCCCTTATTCCTCCAATTTTATGTAAACTTCGACTTCTTGTACTCCAAACACTGCCGCCTCAGACTCCGTACCTACATACAGATCGATCACGCGCCCGATCACTCCGGTGTCCTCTGCGATGTACTCCTTGCCGTCGATCATGATTGTGCTGCCTAACGCTATCAAAGTAGGGTCAACCGCAACAGTGCGCCCGATCACTGGCACGGTACCGCTCTTTGTGATACCAGTACAGCCTTGACAGTCAATACCATATGCAGTGATCGCAAACGTACCGAGTGACCTTCATTTTGGTAGTTGTTCTTTTAAATCCACGATCTGTTGATTAAGATCATCAATTTGTTGATTTTGGTCTGCAATCACGTCCGCCATCATGTTAGCGATGTGTTTTTCGGCTGTATAGCTGTCGTACAGTGCTTTGTATTCATCGGCTGTGGTATTGCTATACCACATCGCCAAGATGCCAAACACTACTAGCGCTACGATACAAGCCGTTCTCCATTCTTCTTTAGTTAGCATTGGCTTTCATCTCCTCAATTATTGACTTGATTTCGTCAAATTTTGCATACGCCATAGCATCGTCCTTTTTGATGTCGATCGTTTTAATCTTTTTGTTTTCATGACCCCACGCAAACACCATCGAATCATCGCCGGTATAATAGCCAACCTCTGCGCAAATTTCGCTATCAAGCATTTGCAAAATATCAATAGCCATCTTTTGATTACGTGTCATTGTTTTTCCTCCATATTAACCTCAATTCCTGTGATTTCTTTAAATATCGCTTTATCAAAATTCGGCATCGTCTGAATCAAATGTTTGTCTTCATCTTTCATCAAATTCCACCAATTTGCGCAGGCTTCTTTGAATGTGTATTTTTTTAAATATCCGCCGATACATTGACGGATAATGCTGTCTTTCTTATCATCCTCTGTGTATTCAATCCATTTCGTCAGTTCAAAAGGGACAGAGTATAGCGCAGCATGCCAAGCACTTTCACAACATTCATCATATGTCAAGCCACTATCCTGATTAAATATCGTTACCGTTCTTTCTTGTGTATTGAAAAAACCCGTTGATCGATCACATTTATTCCAGTGGCCTGTGTTCCAGTAGCCTACGTTGCAGTCGCCTACGTTCCAGTCGCCTACGTTGCAGTCGCCTGTGTTGCGGTTACCTGTGTTGCGGTCGCCTGTGTTCCAGTAGCCTACGTTGCAGTCGCCTACGTTGCAGTTGCCTGTGTTGCAGTGGCCTGTGTTCCAGTAGCCTACGTTGCAGTCGCCTACGTTGCGGTCGCCTACGTTGCGGTCGCCTACGTTGCGGTCGCCTACGTTGCGGTCGCCTGTGTTAAATAAGCCAGTATTTCCTTGATTATGTCCTTTCAAATACTGCAATTCGCTATTTGAAATTTCGCGCACAACACGTATCTTATTACTCCCGCATTTACAATCATCCTCTATCAATCGCCCCAACACTTCGATTTCACAGTAGCGATTGTCATTGTTTACATTGTAATAATCATGTGCTTGTTGCAAGCTGCGGCAGAAATGGAATACAGTATCATTACATAATTTCAAATCTTCATCCGCCGCACCTGTCTCATACGTTTTACCGACTTCGAACTGAAACCCTCTACATCTTAAATCTTTATCAAATCCTTTAATAAACATTGTTTTTCCTCCTCTTGATTTTTGTACTTCGAACCCTTATAATAAAAATGAACTTAAATATAAGGGTTCATTTTGACACAGGTACACCCTTTCTAAAGCGCCTGTGTCTTTTTCTTATGCCTTTTGATTCCGTACTTTTTGCAAAATGCGTCGGTAGGCACAAGCAACTTCGTGACTGGTGGCATACGTGCCGGATCAATCAATAAATTTCCCTTTTCGTCTCTTTCCTCTAACAACTTGTGCATTATTGCATATACATTTGTTTGCCCTACTGTTCCGCCAAATATTTGCAATATTGCCTTGGCATCAAGGAATGGCATATCTAAAGGGTCTTTTGCGCGTTCCATGATAATCACCTCCTTATCCATCTCTCACCTAGTGCTACGTTACTGCCGATTGAGAAAACACACTATCCGGCACAGAAATACCCATTTTTTTCAACTTCAATGATATTTCTTTTCTTGCCTTTTCTTCTCCATCTACTTCGCCCATTAAATAGTGGACGAATTTTTCTTTATCCGCATCACTCCATGTTTTAAATCTTGATGCGATAGACAGAGCATGGTTTTTAGCCTCATTCATATTATCACCTGCCTTTTGTTATCTTCGTGACTATTATACGTCACATAGATTCGAATGTCAACCGTTTTTGTTATCTTTGTGACGTTTTTTAGTTGACATCATCACACTTTATGCGTATAATTCAATCATAAAGGAAGTGAAATAATGAACAATCGCGTTCGTGAAATTAGGAAGAGTCTTAATTTGACTATGGAAAAATTTGGTAAACGCCTAGGGGTCACCAGAACAGCCATTTCTAACATTGAAGCTGGTACGCGTAATCTTACCGAACAGATGAAGGTAGCTATATGCCGTGAATATAATATTGATTATCTATGGCTCACCACAGGCCAAGGGGAAATGTTCTCTCCAACCGGCGATGATGGAACGGTCGCCAAATTTGACTCAATTATGTTCGGGGAGAAAACCACCCATAAAATCCTTTTAAAAACATTGTTGGATATGGACGAAGAAAAGCTAAAGGTGTTCGATGAATTTATTGAAAAGTATATAGAAAACAAAAAAGCCGACTAATCGGCTTTTTCATTGTGAAGCAAATAAACAACAAGATTATAAATGCGTTTTAATGAAGCGGTGTTATGGATATGTTTCACCATTTCACATATTGCATCTACCAAATTTTTGTTTTCCAACTTTTTATACCTCCCTTTTCGTTCCCTTTAATTATATGGCGAAATGTAATGATTAAAAAACCCAATATCTCTCCACAATTATATATTACCACCCAAAATATGGAAAATCTACTGGTAAATATTGGAAATTATTACCATGATATGATATAGTAAAATTACTTAACAAGGCTTTCAAGCTTACATTAGGAGGATAAGACAATGGGTATTTTTGATATTGCACACAAAGTAAAAATGTCAACCGAAAACTTAAAAGAAAAAGGTTTAAAAGAAATCACAAAAGAGGCTATATCAAATAAAAAAGATGATATAGCAAACAGCATCGCAGCCAAGAAAGATAATGCCGAGATAGCCGCTCAGAAAAAGCAAGAATTCAAACAAACACAGGCAGAGTATAAAGCAATTTTCAGGACAACGCAGAAGTACGGAGACATTGAAATTGATGATATAAATAAACTATTTAAAATTCATAACTGTACTTCTAATATAAAAAAATCGTCAACAAAAGCTGTTAAGATTGCTAAGGGCATATTGGCCATAGGTACATACGGAGCATCATTGGCAGTTGAATATGCTTTAAAACCCGGAGATACAATTTTCTCTTATGATGAACTCATTGACTACGATCTTTTTGAAAACGATTTATCCGTTGCTTCAGGAGGATTAGGCAGGGCTATTGTTGGAGATGTCATTGCAGGTGCATATGGCGCTTTAATAGGTGGTTTAACAGCTAAGAAAAAAACAAAAAAATCTGTCGATTCTATGGCACTGCAAATCAGCACAAACAACTTTTTCTTTCCAAGCATCATGATAACTTATATTACAAAAGAGACAAAGTCACAAAAAAGAAAATATACTGATGCATATAGCAAAGCACAAGAGTCTATCGCTTGTCTCAATATCATTATTAACCAATTAAAAGACAAAAAAGAAAACACAACTGAAGATATAGCGTATGTAACAAACACTAACGCCGATCCTTATGAAGAATTGAAAAAAGTAAAAGAACTTCTTGAAATGGGAATTATTTCTCAAGAAGAATTTGAAGCAAAGAAAAAGGAGCTGCTAGGATTATTGTAGTTTATAGTCCTTTTGTGATCGTAGCAGGTGTGATTTGCCATCTCATCTGCAAATGGCTAGATCGAAGCAGGTAACATGGCAAGCCTTGCCAGTGGATCCGCCAATCCACTGGTTTTTTTATTTATCTATCTGTTTTTACAATTAAGTTGCTTTTAATTATAATGGTGCTTCAAACTTATAAAAAGTCCTATAAATATTGACCCCCCTACAAATGTCTTTGTTTCTAAGTGCAGTTTTTATGCAATTTAACTGATAAAACAAGTTCCTACATATGTGATGTTCCAAATATAAAGGATGCTTCCTTTTATATTGAAATAATGCCAAATATCCTTGTAAATAGTGTGTTGCCACATTTCGTTTCCCACGGAAAAATGTTTTTATTTGCTCATGTAATTTGTTGATCCTTTTAAGCGTATATCCTTCAATTTCTTTCTTGCGTGAAGGTATCTTCTTCCAATCTGCTTGGAGATGTTTCATTAAAGGATGATAACTTCTTTGACTGTCGGATATAATTTTCATGCCATGGGTCATTGTTTTATCAAATATCTCTATCAAAGTTTTTGATGTGGGTCTTCCTCTATCTGCCACAGATAAAACGATGTTATCATGTATATCAATGGCACAGGCAATACCGATTTTATCTTCACTGATACCCCTTTTTTCTTTTCTCACATATCCTTCTTGTTCAAATGTAAGATATGTTTCATCTAATTCCGCTTCATCTAAAAGAATATCCTCATTCATGATTTGAACGAGGACATATAAGATCTTATGGCGGCAATAAAATGCAGAAGTAACACTGATACCTGCTAAAGTAGCCATTTTTTGAAGGGAGTCATTATTTAATGTACTACATAACATAATATTCCATTGTTCACTTGTTAAATGAGAGCGATACATCAATGTATTATGTCTTAGTATGAATGTTCTCTTACAAGTACATTTATAGCGTTGTATTCCCTGGGGTGTTTTTCCGTTTTTATGAACACGTTGGCTTCCGCAGTAGGGACATTTCAAATTTTCTTCATCTAATTCTTTTGACATGTATGCAAATAGTTCCTTCTTTAATATTCTGTTGTTTAATATCTCAAATAATTCTTTTATATCTTCAAATTCATACTGTTCCATTAAATCAGTCACACACTTATTTACATCCATTTTTGTCTTTTCTTTCATTTTCATCATCTCCTTGATGACGATATCATACACCTATTTGTGACACTATTCATGTCACAACACTATAATTAAAAGCAACTTTACAATTAAAAACAGTCACCGTCATGACTGCTTTTATCTGATGCAAGTATTTTACACACTTTGCCTGCACATATTATATGCGAAACAGCAATAAATATCAATAGCGTGGCATAATTTTTGGCATAAAAAAACTGAAAAACTTGAAAAATATGAAAAATATAATATGATTTAAGCCTATAAAAAGGGAAATGAAAATAAAAAATATAATCCCCTCATCTGCTCCAATAGCAAATAAACCCCTTTGTTAAGGGGTTTTTAATTTGTTTGGCATAATTTTGGCATAAAACTGGTACTTTTTTTATGTTGATTTTTGTGGCATAATATTGATGAGGTGATTTCATGGCACAACAAAAGGATATAAAAACCGGTAAATGGATGTATTATGGCTCATATGTAGATGCGAAAGGAAAGCGAAAACAATACAAAAAACGTGGCTTTGATTCCAAAAAAGAAGCGAGAAAAGCGGAAGATGATTTCAGAGAACATATAGAAAATCCTATTAACTATATTTGTTTTGAAAAAACAAGTATTGAATACTTAGAAAACGCTAAAAAGGAACTTAAGGAATCTTCGCTTACCGATGCCAAAACCTTACTCCAAAAAATCAATCGGGAAATAGGTAATGTATCCTTAGCAGAACTGGACGATCACTATTTACAAAATTATATAGATAAACTGGATGCTACTTTTTCCAAGGCTTATGTTGAGAAAATATATTACCGAATAAGCAAAGTGTTAAACTATGCTGTTTCTAAAGACTATATTCCATTCAACCCATTAAAGAAAGTGAAATTAGATGCTCGTAAAAACGAAACAAAAGCGGAAATGCAATTTTGGGAACCGTCAGATTTTCGTAAATTCATTCAAAACGTTGATAATCAAATGTATATGGTCTTGTTTTCTTTTCTGTATTACATGGGTACAAGGAGAGGAGAAGCATTAGCTTTAACTTGGAAGGATATTGATTTCAATAATAACACGGTACGAATCAACAAAACTGTGAGCGTTAAGTTAAACAATAAAATAACATCCCCAAAAACATCAAACAGCAACCGCACTATTTCTATGCCAAAAGCGCTTAGTACTTTGCTATCCGATTGGAAAATTCATGTAAAAGCATTTTATGGCTATTCGGATGATTGTCTTGTTTTCGGGCATCACAAAGTATTGGCAGTAGAATCTATGCGAAGATACTTTAATAAATGTATAGAACTAACTAACAAAGAATTAGCAGAAAATGATAAAATACCAAGAATTAGAATTCACGATTTGAGACATTCTCATGCATCTTATCTCATCAATAATATGTCTGCTGGGTTTACCGATTTTGACATAGCAAAACGTTTAGGTGACACTGTATCTACGTTGCATAACACTTACGCTCATTGGTTCAAAGCAGCGGATAAAGGTATCATAGACTTCATGGATTCCGATATGATATAAAATAATTTTAAAGTGCCTTCTATAACAGCTAATTAAATCCAATATCGAGTATTTGACATACTTCAACGTATATAAATAATGGCATTTCTTCTACCTGTGTTTCATAATATAAATACAGTAACCAAGGTAAACTGAGATGTTCTGCTACATACTTGGAAGATAAGCCCAATTCCTTTCGCTTTGATCTAATTTGGTTCATCTTATCACCTCTCACCAAAGGATTATGATGGCCATCATTTCCCCGTGAAAAAGATAAGAAGATAGAAATCTGTCAAGAAGGCACTGTTGAGCATTTTTGCTCAATTATATTGTAATATTTTCCTTGTTAATATTCTGCTGGAAATTTTTACCATTTTGTAAGTCATCAGAAAAGCGATGATCGATACAATAGAAAAGGCAAAAATGGACAAAAAGTAAAAATAATACAAATCGTTGAAAGCATAAAAAAAGCGGAGACTCACCTTCAATAATAAAAGGTGAGTCTCCATCCGCCATACAACGGATACCTCTGTGTGTTAATTATATCATACTTAGGCTGCTTTTGCTATTTTATTAATGGTTTTTTATTTGACCCTGAAGTGAAAAGTTAAATTCCACTTCAAAGGGTAAAAAATGGAATTCAGTCTTTCAGTAAATTCTAGTTGAATTTACTCTTACATAATGGCATTGTTTATATGGCTGACAGCGTCACTTTAGAAAGGCTGATTTTTTATGAATGCTATCTCAAACAAAAACAAACACCTCTCTCTTCAAGAACGTTTTATTATTGAAAATGGTATCCGTAACGGTTCCTCTAAAAAAGCTATTGCTGACACCTTAGGAAAAGACAAGTCCACCATCGGCAAGGAAATCAAGCTTCATCGCTCTTGCTCTTACAAATGTAAACTTCCTCTGGAATGCTCTGCTTACAAAAAATGCAGTCATGGGCGTTTGTGTTCCTCCGCATGTCCTGACTTTATTCCTTTTGTTTGTGCACGTAGGGATCGCTCTCCAGGAGCCTGTAATGGCTGCACTAATTTTCATAGGTGCCGCTTCGATAAATTCGTCTATTCCCCAGATATCGCACATAAAGAGTATCGCTCTTCCCTCATTGACTCACGCTTAGGCATCAATACCACGATTGAAGATATCAAGATGGTTGGTAAGATCATCATGCCGCTGCTCAAACAGGGACAGTCTGTCTATCAGATTCTTGCTTCCCATCCTGAAATACCTTATTCTGAAAAGACTCTTTATTCTTACATCGAAGATAACATCTTCAAAGATGCCGGTATTGACATCTCTGTTTTTGATCTTCGTAGAAAGGTTAGCCGCAAGATTCTCAAGAAAAAAGCTGCTACATATAAGAAACGTGAAGATCGACGTTTTTTAAAAGGCAGACTCTATAGCGATTATAAAGCATTGATTTCGCAACATCCTGATTTGAACATCGTCCAAATGGATACTGTTTATAATGATGTTAAGAATGGTCCTTTTATTCAGACATTCAAATTTATTAAATACGGTTTCCTATTCGCTCTGCTACATGATCGTAAAGACGCACAGAGTATGTTGGACGGTATCGATATATTGGAGTCCATTATAGGTGCTGAGTTGTTCAACACGGAAGTGCAAATATTACTTACCGACAGAGGGAGTGAATTTACAGCGGCAGATGCTATGGAGATTAGAGGAGATGAAACAAGGAGGACAAGTGTCTATTACTGCGATCCTCTCCAATCTTGCCAGAAAGGAAGCCTAGAAAACAATCACATTGAATTGCGTTATATATGTCCGAGTGGCACGGATCTGCGTAAACTTGGTTTATTGGATCAGAGTGACCTGAATACTGTGATTTCACATGTCAATTCTTCACCAAAAGAAAAACTCAACGGAAAATCGCCCATTGAGTATCTTGAATTTCTGAACCCATTACTAAATAAGAAATTCTATGATTTTGGTGTAACCAAAATTGACAAAGATAAGGTTATATTAAAACCCTATCTCATCAAGAAATAGATAAGAAAAATTGGCTGTCAGCCCACTTAGTCTATTCACTTCAACAAGGTGGAATTAAGTTTTTCATAAATTTTTGAACTGCTTTTTCTACCTGTTTTCGTTATGCCCTTTTTTGACTTATCTACATATACATTATAACTGAAAAACTAAAATCCACAAGACTTTTTTCTTGATATATCCTAGTCCTGTCTATCTGCTTTCTTTTTGTAACAGTAAATTCTACTTATTTTTATGTGCTTTTTGAAGTGGAATTTAACTTTTCACTTCAGGTTTTTTATTTGACCAATGTTTCAGATACTTTTACCCATGACATGATCTGTTTGGCAAGTACCCACCATTCGCCGTGATCGTATTTGACATCGCAACAGGTATAAAAGGTTGTCGCCTTTTTAACGCTATCCGGCACCTTTACGCCATACGATGCACCGCCGTAGATGGTTGCGTTTTCAGAGATATAAAAACCGTATTTGACAGTGTCCTTGGTTCCGACTTTCATTCCCCACCGTGCTGCCTCTTGGGCGATTTTATTTGTTGTTGCTGGCTTAGCCGCTGTCGTTGGTTTACTTGCACTCTGTCCCGGCACATGAGGGCAAGTATCAATACCGACATCATCGGTCCATCCAATAGCCACACTGCCACTGTCAACGCGATATGGGTATCTTGCCCCGGCAATTACTCTACCGATAGTGCCGCTCCAGTGATCTTTTTTAAACACTTCTCCTTTGCCATCGGACGATGACGCTAAGATTGCGGTGTTGATTGGTATACCTACGCTATACTTAGTCGTACTAGTTGATGGTGTGCTGGTGGTTGTTGTGCTGGCACCTAAGCGCTTATTTACCTCTTGTGCTATGTATGCAAACTTGCTACCTAGATACGGACCCGGACAATTCGTCTGCGCAAACATATCATGCCTTGTTAAATTACCCGATGCATCGCCTGTATAGGTCAGCTTTGGGATACCATTACGCTTGCAAATATCAACACAAAGCTCAATCGTCTTAGCCAATGCTTTATCAGACACATGCCAATCAGGTGCGCCGCCATCATTGGCTACCTCAATCGTGATTGCTTGGTGGTCATTATCGGGACTTGCGCTCGTCCATGCCCTGTTATGCTCCTCTACATACATCCCAACTCGGCCGTTAGTATCAACACCATAATTAGACGATGCCTGTCGGCTTGCTGGTGCAAAAACATTGCCACACGTTTCTACGCTAAGATTACCCGCCATATGATGGATGGTGATCTTTTTGATTTTACCCTGTCGAGGGTTGTAGTTAGGTGATAACTTTGTGTAATTAACTAATGCACTGTTACTCATGTTATTTGTCCTCACTTTCTTGATTGATCATTTTATCTGCTACTTCTAAGCCTTTAATTAAAACGATAGGCACGTTGTAGCCGGCTTCTACAAAATTCTCGATGATCGATCGGATCTCATTTACAATCAGGCTAGCCAGCACAAACCACCCTAGTAAGGTGGTTATTCCTAGATCGATACCGATCTTTTCGCCAATACCAATAAAGGCAACGGATGCACCAAAGGCTACAAATATCATAATCCAGTATCCCAATTTCTTCAGCACTCCAAGCCATCCCTTTGTGGAATTTTCCTTTTTGGCAATTCTCGACTTCATCCATCCGGTAAGCCAATCCGCCACATTCAGCGCTAAGAATATTGCAAACAGGTACCAGTATTCGCCAAAGATCATTGATAATAGTGCAACACAAGCGCCAACGATAGCGTTATAGTTATCAGTTAGCGTTTCCACCATTCCATTATAATTCTGTGTGATAATCTCTTTCATTTTGTTTACCTCTTTCCGGTTAAGTTTTACGCCATTCCAAGGCTAATAAAATAATATAATACTAAATGCAAGCGCGGCAACAAAACCACTGCCATATACTTCTATCGGCAAAAATCCATCTGCTGTCACCGCCGATGATACAACATTTTTTATTTGTGAGTACGGAGTACCAGACGTCGCGGATACTGTCACCACAGCGCGCATACCCTTTTTATCTGCCCCAACATTAATTTTTATCAACGCGGTACCCTGGTCATCCGATACAGCATATGATTGAGTACTCTTAAACGGCATAAACGATACTTTATGCCCACCAATAACGATAATGTCATTATCGGCTTTCTTATTAACGTAATCGTCTAGCGTTCTTTCATCTGACATGATAACGCTTGTGCTTATTGTCTTTGGATATAAATTACTCATTTTGATCACCTCTTATCTAATACCACATATTTTCACATACACATCCGGATACTTGCCAATACCGCTAGCGGTTTGCACTCTAAGCGTAGTTTCATCCACAAAACCAATTTGCGAGTACGCAAATGATTCCTCGCTTACGCGACAGTGCAAGTTAAATTGATTAGATGCAGTTGAAGCGTTTTTATCAATAAATCGAACAGGTACGAGCATTGTATTCATACAGTGTAGCGACGGTAATGAAGCATACATAATGAGAACATACCTAAATTTATCGATTGATTTATTCAACGAGTATGTTTGATCTTTTTCCATTTTTGTCGTGCCGAAGATAACCTCAGGCAGATCCGTAGTGTGTTTTTCAAGCAACATTTGTACTGCCGCGGCACTCAATGCATCCGTCTCGCTCTTGCTTGTGCGATCGTTAATAATCCCACCGGTAACCGGTATCACTTGTTTTGCTTTGATAACCGCGTGTAAGGATGGCGTTTGGTTGATAAGCTGTACGCTCTTACCGTCTATTGTATAAGAAAGAGGACTCTGAATATCAGGCAGTGCAAACGTTGTTTCTCCATCGCCAGCGCCATAGGATTCGCCGATTACGGCAAACAACTCCGAGTATTCAGTGCGATTGATTAATGACCCATCACAGAGTAGCCAGCCGTCAGGTATTACATCAGTTGTGCATGGCAACATCGCACCGATTGGTACGGTATCGCCAGCAATTCCACCACCGCCACCTTCCATAGAATTAATAACACCTTTCAATTCATTCATATCCTCAGCTGTTATTTTTTCTTCTCTTGGTATCGTGTCATCGTCAATAAAATTGCGTTTATCTTTCCATGTAACTTTCGCCATGATCTATTCCTCGATCTTAGAAAGCAAAAATTCTTCTACCGCTTGGATATGTTTTTTAATTTTGTCATCCATTACGATAATGCCACCCTTTGCATTATCCTTAATGATCTTTCCATCTTCTGACACCTCTTTGTAATTATAGGCAATTTCTACAAAACCACCATCCTCATACTTCGTCCATGCTGTTACCTTTTTCATGACATACCAATCCTTTCTTTTAAAATGTTTTCATATGCACTCTCATAAGCTGATATTTTAGCCGCATTACGATCGTTGATTTCAGACATCGCTTTTTCGTGTGCATTCATAACTGCCATACTCTGTTCAGGCATTTCGACCTTTTTATAGCGTTCAATCTCAAAACCTTTTTGTCGCGCTTTCACGTTCCACATAAATTCGAGATTCGGTGTTCCCGATACAACAAAATGAGTATCAGTTCTTACTGATACCCATACTTTACCGTCACCACATTCTTGCAGATAAACAAAATATTCATGATCTGTTGATGTAACTTCTAGCCAAGTGGGATCAAAGTAAATCATAACCTTGCCTTCATCATCAGTAGTACCCGTTCCATAATCTTCAAACATCGGTATCGGCGATTCCACCGCTTCCATCCCTACATAACCATGGGATGTTGGCATTGCTTTATGCTTATTGTTAATAGATGTTACGGTGAGTCCACCATCGATATAAACATTTTTATTAAATGTTGCATAGTCTGAATCAAGTGATAATGCTGATACTCCAGCAGCAGCCCCACCATACGGATAAAAACTTATTGTAGATGCACTTTCCATTAACAACCCGCCATAAGCTGCTGCTCTTACATTTCCCGAAAAACTTTGTCCATTTTGTACTGTAAAATATGTGCCGCCATATACAAGCACGCCCAAACCTACCGATTTAGCTACTCTCATTACATTTGTCTTAGTTGACCCACTTCTCCACGAAAAAACCATTGGAGTATCTTCATATATTTCAATATCTGTTTGATTACCATTTGCACCATTCGTTAAAGCAAAATTAGTTCTCCCACTAGAAGAAAAGGAAATGCCATTATTTCCAAGAATCATATCCCCATACCGCGAATCAGAAAATGTCAATGCTCCCTGAAATAACTGTGCCGTAGCCGTTCCGCTTTTGTTTGTTATCACTCCTTCAAAGTTTCCGTTCTTCGCCGTAATATCTCTTAAAGTTATGTTTCCGTTACTATCAATTTCAAAAACCTTTACGTTTTTTAAGTTGGTAATATCAAAGCCTTTTCCTTTGATGTGAAAGCCATTCTTGTCAAGCGTTGTTGAGCTAGTTATCACCGCCCCATCTTTACCGACCTTCTCATTAACCGCATTTAAAATCTCCGTAGGCGTAAGTTTGATTTCTGCACTCTGCAATCGCTTATCAACAGCCGAAACATCACCTTTTACATTGGTAACTTCCTGTTCCAGTGATACGGCTCTTAAACTTAAAGATTCTGTTTTTTGTTCTATCTCAGTGTAATTCTTTTCTACTGCTGTTATGTTGTCTCTGATAGCTTGCATATCAAACTCGAATCCTGTTGGATATGTGCCAAATTCAACCTTAGGACGGCCAACCGATATATATTCTCCGTTTACATCCGCATAGATGCCTAGATTACTTACATACTTAATCTCTTTGTCAGCTATGTGATAAGTTCGGTAAATTCGCTTATTGATATCAACCGTTCGCATTCCTCTAAAAATCGCCAAATAATAAACGCCTGGAACAAACCACAACTCAAATTGTTCTACCGTATCATCTATATAAGTTATTGAAAATCTACATCCAACACGCCCATTCAAACTCTTAGGAATCGCTGCAATCGCTTTTATATCCACGGAAATGCAAATATCTTTATTGCGTAATTCTTGCATTCCGATACCTAAAGGCATATCGGCTATGTACTTCAGCTCTGTTTCAGTATCATCCTTTCTTACATACTGATCACAGTTATCAAAGATATTACCTTTTCCTGTCTCTATGTAATAGACTTTTTCATTGGTGTTTGCGACCTCTTGCCTAATGGAATCAGCCTCCAATATAAACTGAGCATATGCCTTATTGATGTCTTCCTGCTCTTTCGCCATCAACGTTATGCGGTTTTCATTCCTGTTTACTTCGATCGTAAGCATTCTTATCTTGGTACTGTCGCCTATGTGTTGTGATAGTGCTTGAAACTCTTTTGTGCTTACTTCACCGCTGATATTTTGGATGCCATATGTTCCACCGTGGTAAATGGTTTCGATCGATAAAGCTATCCAATTATGATCACCATAAGATAGTATATTGCCTAACAACAAATCCGGTATCTCCACGATTTTCATATCTTTCGCGGATTCAAAAGTTAACCCATTGTATAGATCAAATATATGATCTATCATTACTTGATCATCTATATATGGATTGTCACTACTTATATATAATGTGTCACGATCCGCTTCTCCGCGTTCAAATAGAACAAGACCGTTGTTGTATTCCACGCGTTGTATGGAAACCTGATTACATATCGTAAAATTTTCAATGTCGCTATCAGGGATTAAATGTTTCGAAGCGTTTGTTAACTCATAAAAAATGAGTTTGCCGTCTTCGTCTATGAGGGCGTTCATTCCGGCAGCTTCTGCAATCCACCCGATATACAAGCGCATATTGATCGTATTATCATACCAATTCACTTCTTTATCTAATAATGTAATTGGTAGATTGTTGTAAACAATCTCGATCTCAGCAAGTTTCGATATTTCAACAATTTGATCTCTTACTTTACATGGATAGGTCATTTTAGTAAGATATCGCTGATTCAGCTTGATCATATTGTCATACATAACAAGCTTGATCTCACGATTAACATCTTCCGGAAATTCATAAGACATATAATGTGCTTCTTTTCCCATGTATACAATAGTAATGGCTTGAGTGGGGATTTTAGGTATCACATTCTCTATATTATCTATCTCCAGCGTGATTTTTGCGCACGGGGTATTGCCAATAAGGGTGTCGTTTTCAAACTCTACTGACTTTTCATAAGATAATAAGTAATCGCTAATATCTGTATTTCCATAGTATACTTTCATATCATACCTCAATCAAACTAAATGACAAGCCATCAACCATCACAACACTGCCTGCCACTTTATAAGTAAACTTTCGGTTCCCCACATACATTGTCTTTACTTCTCTTTTGCCACTTTTCATATCAAAGAGGGTCGCGCTAAAATTAGGCGCAGGAAGACAAGCGAGGATTTTTTGTACCTGCGCAATCTCCTGCATCCCATATTTTAACGTCATCTTCAATACATCGGAACGAATAACGTTGCGCCGTAAGGTCCCCGTGGTCACTGATCTTATGGTTGTATCGGCATCCAAATCGGATAGTTCTGATTCAATAGATGTCGGAGCTGGAAGCTCCATTCCATTGGCTATGATCTTTATATTCTGATAATCCATCATCAACACATCCTTTCGTTACACCCTTTAAGTCTGAAACAACGGTTTTCCTGTTTTTGCGATGCTTTCTTTATTCAGTTTCACAATCTCATCCTTTATCACACTATCATCCAATAGTATTTTCAGATTGCACATAATGTCTTTATCACTAGAAACTGTTTCCAAAATCAGCGATAAATATGTGATAATGGTATCCATTTTATCAATGTCATCTTTTCCGTCATAATCACATGATAAATCAGACATATTCATATCTCGACTACCGGCAAAAGCAAGTTCAGGCTCTTGCAATGATGAACGCATGACATTGGACATATTGTTAGCAAGTGATCGAACGCGATCAATAAACGATGGCGCGCTCAATGTAAGGGTATCACTCAATCCTTTCATCATATCCGGCATCCATGTTTCGTAATCTCGTAAAGGTCCTTCATCAGGACGCGAAAAGTGCAAAAGACGTGATACGCTTAAGGCAACACTTCTGGCCGCTTGTGCGACAATACTTTTGGAACTATCTATTCCATTTTTAAACCCGGTCATCATATCCGAACCCCATGTTGTTGCGTTGCCTTTCATCGATTTTAATACAGATGTAGCATTATCCATGCCTATCGATATAGTACTTTTAACACTACCGATTTTGCCGTTAATTCCATCGTTCATTCTAGCAAACATATCACTGCCTATATTCCTTAGCTTACTAGGGAACGATAACAGATTGCTATTGATCTCTCCAAACTTATTTAGCACTCCTGTTTTCAATTCGGCAGTACTTGTATTAGCACTGTTTTTTGCGTTATTAAACCCACTACTAACTTTTTGGGAAATGCTGCTAACAAAGCCGCCAATATTTCCACAAATACCATCCCACGCCGATGAAGCGCCTTGCTTGATACTATCCCACGTAGAGGATACACCGTCTTTTAGGTCATCCCATGTATCAGAAGCCTTCCGCTTCAATCCGTCCCATGTATCGCCTAAGAATCCAGTGATACCGTTCCATGCATCACTTGCCGTTGATTGTATACCATCCCATACGCCACTAATTACGTCCCCTATTCCACTAAATAATCCGCCAATGCCATCTAATAGCCACCCCATAAGGCTACTTATACCATTAAATAACCCTTTGATTAGCCATTTTCCGATATCAGCCATAACCGTAGATGGAGAATGAATACCGAATAAGGACTTTAACCATTTTACAAACGGGTCAACAATATGTTCTCTGATAAATGCCACTGGATCAGAAAAGAATTCATCAATGCCCTTGCATAGACCGTCCCACATGGCGCCTGCTATATCGCCAAAAGCTGTAAATACCATATCTCCAAGTCCTAAAATCAAACGAACGAGTAAATCGCCTAGCCCGGTGATAATTCCCCACCAATCAATATTCAAAAGTGCATCAGCTATATCATGACCCAATGCGCCCCAGTCGATTTCCTTCACTGCATTACACAGCATATCCAATATACCGAGGATACCATCGCTTACCGTCATGCCAAAATCTTTCCAGTTAATATTTTTAAAGAAAGCATTGATGCTGGATGCGATTTTGTTTCCTAACCCACGCCAGTCAATGTTAGTGATAAAGTTGTGAGCGCTGCTGATAAGACCGCTCAGTCCTATCGCGAGAGCTGCCGCAGCTGTATCCCAACTAATGCTATTAATCATGCCCATGACACCATCAGCCAATGCTTGACCGATACCAGGCCAATCGGCAGTAGTCACAAATCCATATAAAGCATTAATTCGTGCTTGGAAATATGCTCCAATCGTAGCACCTAAGTTCTCCCAATCAACTGTATGGACTATGCCATTAAGTCCGTTTGCCAAAGCCATTCCAATGTTCAGCCAATTTATGCCTTCTAACAACTGACGGATTGTTCGTGCAATGGTATTGATACCCTCACCAAACATCTTTCCGATATTTTCCCAGTTTATCGTTGATACCAAACTATTGAATAGCGAACAAAAGCCATCTGTAAACTCTGTTATCGAATTACCGACATTATCCCAAGAAATCCATTTTGTAAAAGATGTAACAGCTTTATTAATTTGTTCACCGATAATCTTGCCAATGCCTGCATAATCGCCCTTTTCCCAAAGTTCTTTTAGCTTCTGTACCCATTTACTGACTACATTTTCGTCAACATCACTTGGTGTGTAAACCGATGCATCACCGCCACCGCTACCGCTATTTGTTCCCGAATTATCTTGACCGTTTATGGTATTGATTTCATCAAATCCCGCCAGAGAGCCAAGTTGTTTTGCAGTTTCTTTCGCTGCCGACCCATATGCACCCATAGCATCCTTAGCGGCATATATTCCTGCTGTTGCTTGTTTGGCTTGAGAATATGTTTTACCAAAAATGCCAGCAATAAAGGCAGCAATATATGCAGTGATTGTTGACAAAGCTGACATAAGAGCGTTAAGAGCTGGTAATATTGCTTGTAAAATCGGGGTAAATGCTGTTGCTAGGTTTGACTTGATCGCGTTCAAGCTATTTGCAAAAGTTGAATTTGTCTTGAGCGTTGCCATCAAGTTTTGTCCTAATGCCATAATTCCCTTAGAAACTAACGGAAAAATTAAAGAAAAAATCGTAAATGATTTTATCAGCTGTCCGACACTTCTATGCGCGCCGCCCATTCCACCGGATGCTTTTTTTGAAGCAGAACCAATACCAAGCAGTTTTCCGGCAAGAGAAACTAAATTCTTTCCCAAGGACTTTACACCGTTGCTGAATTTGTTCAACATTGTTACTGATAGCTTTTTGATGAAGTTTGAAACAGCAGATGCCGCTTTTCTAAAACCAGTTCCAATAAGGTGCGCGCCTTTTGAAACAATTTTAAGAGGTAATCTAACCATAACACCGTTAAGTCCAGTCATGCTATTTGCAGCATCAATCATGCCGGTTTTAACAGTGCTTAGGGCATTTCTTAAACTCCGAAACTTTTCTTTCATTCCATCTAACCCTGGAAATACCTTTAAGTTCGAAAATTGGCTTACCTCTGGCATTTCCTGTGGTGGTACATCACCATTATTGGATTGAGATATTTGACGATCCATTGCGCTAAGTGTAATATTGGTTCGCTCTGCTGCATTTTGCAGTTTTTCGATCTGCATATCAAGTTTCATAATTTGCCTGTCTAATGCAGCTGAGGCTTTTTCGCTCATGTTTGGTGTAAACCCTTCAAGGAGTTCTTTTCTTTCTGCTTGTTTAGCCATGATTTGATTATCATAAATATCCATCATGCTTTCCAATTCTTCATATTTTTGGCAGAACATCTCTGTATCAAATTGGGGATCAAATTTGATCTTAGGCTTTCTGATGGTGATTCCGGGCGGCGCTCTTGTTGAATTCGCCTTGCCACTCATAGACTGAGGTTGTGCATCATTTTCCGCTTGATTATATGGCATCTGTATACCCGACATATGTTTTACCATTTCAGCCATTTGCTGTATAAATGATTGCATTTCTGTTTTTGTACGATCGAAACTCGCATTAATAGCTTCATTCATTTTATCAAGGCTTGATGTGATGCATTCTCTTAAACTTTTGAACATATCCTTGCTCATGGAATCAACCTGTTTTTGAATACGATCAGCCAGCTTTGAGGATTCCTCTTGGATTCCTTTATCAAGATCAGAGCCGATTTCTAAATCAAGTTGTATTGTTCCGGCAACCTCTTCGCTCATAGTATCACCTTCCTTTCCAATAGAAGAAAAGAAGCTATGCAGCCATAGAGCGGAACATCTCTTTCATTTGCTTCATAACTTCTTTTTTGTCCATCTGCTTTATTTTTTCTTGTAAACACCTACTATTCCATTCATTCCTGATTCTGTGCTGCTCTGGTGTGAAGTGTTTTAAAACATCTTCATCACCTTCTGAACGAATAGAAATGATTTTTCCTAGTGGCGTTTCCGGCATGATGCCATTTAAAAGAGTGGTAAATTCTTTCCAGTCCATAACATCATCATACAAGTCCTTTTGCGGATACTGCATAGCAAAACTGGCTTCGATTAATTCCCAATCTTCAAAGATATCATACCATTGATTCGTTACTTTTTTGGGGAAGTACCCGCATCTTCATCAAAAGACACTTTTTCATCTCCAATAGCTGCCATAATAACCTCAACAATATCTTGGATTACCGCAAAAGTATAATTTTGCGATTCTATGTAGCTGAATGCCTCTTTCCCAAGAGCCATCTCAATCACTTTATCCGTCAATTTAATGTCGTTTTCAGGATCGTTTTCCACATTACTGTTGTTCTTTTTTCCTTGTTTCTTAACATATGCCATGATGCAAAGAACGTTTGTTTTAGAAGTGTTGATCTTGTACTTGTGTTCTTCATCCAAGACCACCATCGGCCGTTCATTACGGTTTTTCAAACGTTCGATCAAGTTGTATGTTCTTGCCATGGTTGCCCCTCCTTATTCTGTTCCGTATTCCGTCTGGTCTTCTGTTGAGTTACTTTGACTTGCATCTGATACAGGCGCTTCTGTAAACGTAGGTTTGCCATCCACAATCATATCAAAGGATAACGGTGCTACATCTTGAGATTCGCCACCCAAGAAGTCCTTAATATCTAACACACAATTAAATTCTAGCTTAGAGCCGTCAGGAAAAACCACTTCGCCTTTAGTAGAGCAATCAAGTCCATCTTTAAAGGCAATGGATGCGACATAATCATTGCCGGGATCACCAACATGGCGCTTACCATTCAAAGATATGGTTGCAGCTTTGCCAGTCATTAAGGCTCTGCCCCATCCTTTCATATCAAGTGGATTCCATTTTTGAATATTACCTTCAATTGACAATGAAAATGAAGTCATATCCTTAATAGGCATCATTTCTGCCTCTGTGGAATTCACTCCCTTAGTGCCAATTTTAAACACCAAATCAAATACAGGAAATACATTAGATGTTACTCTTGTCATTTATTAGTCCTCCTTTTCACGCTGATACGTGATCCATGTCTCAATAACGTATTCATAGATGCCTTTATCATCGGTCCCCACCGATACAGGCTCGTCGTTTCTCATATCACATTTGATTACTTGATAATCTCCAATCACAGGCTTTTGACCATAGAACAACTCATATATGCTTTGAGCCGTGCGCTCTGTTTCATCAGGGTTTTTATTCCAGTGAACAACAATAGAAACGCCTTTTACCGCTGTGCTAGTATTTGATAATCCACCAATGGCCAACTTATTTCGATTGCTTGAAAGATTGCGTACGCAGATCGTTTTATCCTTGGAATTATCATAAGTTCCAATTTTCCACACATCTGCCCTGACGTTCTCTTTCATCCAATCCTTAACATCTTTTAATGTCATCATTTGATCAATCCTCCTGCTTCTTCTTTCCAAAGCTCAAGAAAGGTCTGAATAACCCACTCTTTACCATCGCCATCAAGATAATAATCGAACCAGTGATCCTGTGCATTGGAGTTTTGAGTTTTCTGAAATGTCGCAGGACGATAATGCTTACCATTCTTATCTGTGGTAGGAAGATTGAAATACCACCGTCTCGCATAAGGGGTGTTGTAAATAACTGCATATACACCTTGCTTGATTTCTTCAACATGGCCACTTTTTTCCAAAGTATCAACATCTTTAGGCACTACTTGCCTTGCCACTATATCAGACTTTACCGCTTCCGCTGTTAGTTCCATTGCTCTTAAAGCAGCATCTTGAATCTTCCTTATCACTTCATGATTGATCTTAACTGTGGCCTTACATTTCATTTCAATGTAACCTCAGTCGTTTGGACCTGCCCCAGTAGTTGTGGCTTGCTCATTTGATACATCTGCTTTTTGTCACCGTTGACAATCACATAGCCTTGCACCTCGCCAATACTGCCAATTTGTTGCACATCACCATGAATGATCAACTTTCCGCTTAGTGCCACTTGCTTGCTTTCGGAATTAAAAACTGTAATTGATTTCTGATCGAAAATTGCTTTTCCTTCATATATCAATATTTCTTGCATTCCTTGATCTTCTGTGTCGAATTCTTGAAAGATCTGTACATCAGCGCTTGCTTCCCAATCGGGAAAAGGAAAAGGACACTTGATTATAGCACTCGGCATCTTAATCCTGTGTCCTCTAACCGATTTATGACCTCTTGCGTGGTAGCAATACCGTTATAGGTCACATTCGCCAGTTCCACTCTTGTACTTCCGGCTGTATAGCTTTTCATTGGACTATTGATATATGATCCGTATTGTTGCATAAAATCAGCCTGTAAGCATGTAGCCTCTTGTATCAAATCTTTCTGAAAAGGAGTTAGGTTCTCAAATCCTTTTCCTTTGATGCGCCCAAAACAAAGATGATCGATTTCTCTTTCTGCCATTTTCAGCTTTTTTTCAAGGTCGTCTTGTGATATGAGTGTTCCACCGTATTCCTCGGTATAATATTCAGGAGTTGCGTACATATACTTAACCTCCTTAAAAAGCATAAGACGGATTACTCATCCGCCTTATCTTCTTGTCTTGCATCCACTGGTGATTTTTCATCGCCTTTCTTGCCGGATGCGCCTTTTTTCAACTTGCTGAGTTCCTTTTTTAGCTTGTCATTCTCCTCCACAAGTGCAGCATACTTGCTGTACTCGATTTTCTTTTTCGGAGAATACTCAACGATATTTCCCTTTTCATCGCAAATATCATATCCATCATCAAGATAGCGTTGCTTCATATCCTCGCTGATAGAGTATTCTTTGTTTGCTTTTACTGCCTTTAACATGAATACTCCTCTCTAGGCTTCTGCCTCTGCATTGATAATGCAGCCTTGTTTTAACACCTCATCCAGCAATGCGAAGGTTCCGTTAAAACGGCGGTTCTGATACAGATATTTGTCAGCGGTGCGGCTGTCATGACCAGGTGTAAATACCTTGATATAAGAATATTTCACACGAGATACTTGCGCATCCGGATCGATCAGGATATAGTTGATCTGCTTGCCTGTGGATGCCACCGCATAGCCCTCTGTAAAATCATAAGCTGTTTTCAGACGACTGGAAGGTACTGGCTTGATCTTGCTGATATCGTCAAGAGAGCGAACACGGCGATCAATACCCTTTGCTCCGCCTGTAATTTCTAAAGTCCGCTGAATACCCTCGGCATTTTTCAACAGGGTTTTGAATTTCGGTGTACAATACATGATCACTCGCTCCAAAGGTACACCGGCTTCCTCCATTGCTTCAATGTCAGCATCAAAGTTAGCCAAGATATTTGCGGTAGTAATAGCATCGTTTTTGATGGATGCTCCAACACGTTTCGCCTCAGCATAAAGTTTTGAAAAAGTGTAACAATCCAATTCGGGGATCGCCTGTGTTCTTTCAAAGCGTACTTGGAAATTACCAATAGAAACAACCTTATTTGTTTCGTCCACATCCATAGGATCAATCGCGAGTTCAATATCACGATCATGATCCAGTGTTTTGGTCTCCCAATCATTGCCATATGTTCCGGTATTGAAGGATAAAGACTTGCGGTCATGATCCTTATAACCGGATACGGTGATCTTCGGCAATCGAATATCCTTTGTATTGATGATGTTGATATCTTCGTTACTATGAAACAACTCATCAGACATCAACGAATGTCCATACATTGCGATAATACGAGGTAAAAACTGTGTTACATAACTTAACTCTGCCATATAATAGCCTCCTTATTTTTTTGTGACCCCAAAAATGGCATCCAGTGTATCATCCACACTACTGCCACCATCTCCCTGACTTCCGCCACCAATCTGTTGGAATCCACCGGATTGTGTCGTTGATTTGAAATCGGGGAATGCTTTCACAACCTCCTCAATAGCTGCTTTGATGTTATCATCCATCAATTTGCCATCATTGCCTGTTGCGTTTGCTCTATCAATGAGTTTGCATAGAAACGGTACCTTTTCCACTTGCATGCCCATTGCTCCTGCTAGTTCTGCAACCTTTTTGTCAATATCAGCATTCAGGATCTGCGCCTTCAGATTTTTGTTTTCTGCTTCCATATTTGCAATACGATTTTGTTCCTCTTGCTGTTTGATTGCCTGTGCTTGCTTGTACTCACTGATCGCTTGTGCCGCATCCTCTTGCGTTAGTCCCTGTTGCTTAAAATAGCCTTGCAGCACCTTATCCTCTGTGCCTGCCGACCGTTTGGAAACTACCTCCGCCAGTTTATCATAGTCGATCTGCGGTGTATCGCTCATCTGTGATGTACTTTGCTGTGCTTCGTTATCGCCTCCGCTTTCCGCGAACGTTTGAATATCTAGCGGGAATTTCAAAAACTTTTTCATATTATTAAGTTCCTCCTGTTTATTCGGGTGTACTCCCCTATCCTTTACGGACATGCACCTTTTAAAGCCTTGTCATGGTTGGGCTATGGTTATTTTACATCGGCGGATCATTCATCCCTCATCACTCCTTCAAAACAAAGGCAGGACTATTTTAATTGCCCTGCCTTTTTGATTTTCTTATGATAATGCGCTTGCATACGATGCAACGCATCGCTTTCTTCATCATGCATTTTATAATACTCATTGATTTTATAATCAAGTTCTGCCATGAGTTTTTTTTGTTCTCTGTTTGCTTCTTTCATTTCACACCTCCAATAAAAAAAGCACTCGATTTATGAGTGCTATATAATATATATCAATTATTTCATTTTCCATCCATCGACCGCGTTATAGGTTCTATCGCTTAAATCTACTTTGAATGATCTTCTTTTCATTTCTTCGTAGTCTCTCTGATATTGTTCAAAGATTTTACACTGCTCTGGTGTTGCTGATTCAGATATTTTCTCTCCCACAATCTGTCCTTTTTCGTTATAAACATATTCAACCAAATCATCTATTTCATCCGGTATAAATATCAGCATTCTACTTCATCCTCTCTTTTAACACTTCAAAAAATATCGCTTTTGCCTCTGTATCGGAATAATCAGAAAACGCCTCTGCAAAGAAATCACCGTTTTTTATCTCACTTTTGTTATTGGCATACTGACTAAAATATCTCTCAACATTTTCAGGGGTATCGGCTACTCCAAGGCGCTTAAATACTTCGTTGCGAATGTCTGTTGCAAAATCATTTCTCTTGAGATCAGACATTAATTTATTCAAAGGACCATCACCATACGGCGTATTATATTCTAACTTGTTTTTCTTCATATAATAATCATAATTCAACATATGCCCCATTTCGTGCTTTATAATACCTTTGATGCCGGGTTTCTTTGTCAATTCACAGGTTTTGTATTTCTTAAATGTATAAGCATCCGCATTTTCCGGGGTAAGGCTTTTATTTATTCCTAATGTTATTGCTATTCCTTTATTTTGGATGCTTATTTCAGCATATGCTGTACCTTGGTCAATAGAAATAACTTTACTGATTATTCCCTTAAGAGATGGATATTCTTTGTATACCTCTGTAAGCGCTCTATCCACCTCTAGTATAGTGCGTTTATCCGTCACTTGCAAGTAAGAATCATCAAAATTATCTAACGATGATGTGATTTTTTGTGATACGCCATAAATCTTCTCCCTATGCAAATGCCGCTTAAATTCCGGATGCTCTTTTAAGAAATCTCTTAATTCTTTTTGACACTGCATTAGGTGCTGCTTTGCTTTTGCTCTGTTCTCATCATCAACACATCCGGCAAGTTTTCGCTTTGCTTGTCTGATCTTGTTTTCAAGCCGCCTTTGTGTCTGCTCGTTCCCATAATTTGTAAGTGCTTCTTTCTTGTCGTGGATCTGTGGCAACCTCGTAATGCCTTCAAAGTATGTCGCAAGGGTATGACGACAATTAGGATGTAACAGTCCCGTGCCGATTGCTTCCGATAGCAGTTTATATTTTCCTTTATATTTGTTCATATGCTCTTTGCTTGGATGACTGTAAACATCATCAATCAGCACTTGTCCTTGCCACGGAAAACACAGCTTACAACAATTCCCATGACTAGAAACAAAGATAAGATACCGCCCCATTTCATCACGCTTTGCTCCTTCTCCTAATAGCCTTGCTCTGTGTTGCGCAGTACGCAAAGCCATCTCCGCATAGGTGGCAATATTAACATAACGCAGTATGCTTCCATCCTTATCCTTATAAGCGATACAATTTATGCCCTTTGAAAGAAAATTCTCTGTTGCGATGTCTATCGCTTTATCCAAAGATATAGCACCATTGGCGAGTTGAATCTTTGCGTTATATATCGTTTGCCTATATTCATCTTCCATTTTGCGATGAATAGCTTGATCCGCTCTCTCCATATCATTTTGAACTGTTTTTATCATTGCCTCTAGCTTCCTTTTGTTCACACCAAAGAAGTTATTTTCCTGTGGAGGTATCTTATTCACTTCGCCTGTATTCTTGTTATGCTCCGGTAACGAAATAGCGCCTTTATTCATTTTTATTTGAGCCTGTTTGGCCATCTGTTCAACATTATGTTTTCCCTTATCATAGGCATATTTTAGCACCTTACTTATGGCTTCATCGACTTCTTGGCGATGTTTTCCAATAATCTGCCGGTTTTCTTTGCGATAATTCTCTATGTTTCGCAACATTGCGACTTGCCACATTTCCCAGCTGAATCCGGCTTGTGCCTCGTCTTTCTTGTGCTTGGTAAGGTTACGATAGAATGAATAAATAAGTTCCATTTCCATATCTTCATAAATGGTCTTTAATTCGTATCCATCGTAATCTTTTTCTTTTTCCCTTGGCATTACTCATCATCCTACTTGTAATCATCTTGTGTTGGTACGGTTCCACCAAGATCATCAAATTCTCCAATCATCGGTTCTTGCGTTTCCATAACTCCATTTTCCATACGCAAGCGCTTCACTTCTTCTGCTTTCCAACTATCGTCCTTACTGTCACCATACATCTCATCCACGGATGCCTCGATCGACATGATAACCTTTCCCGGTCGTGCTTTTGCCACTGTTTCAACGGTTGCTTCAAACGATGGACTTGCATACTCGCCAAAGTCTACGGATATTTCAACATCCTCATTACTTGATTCTTTCGTATATTCGTCATAGGCTTTTATTACGCTATTGATTAGTATCGGCAATGTCTTTTGAATGGCTTCTATGATAATATTACGGCTATAAAGTGTAGTTTTTTCTTTTTCTCGCTGTGCTTCAGCATTATCCATCTTTTTCGTATCAATGCCCAAGGTGGATGGCGATATAATACCTTGCAAACACAGATCAAGGAATGATATATATGACTGCAAATAATTTTCAGACGGGATAACGGGTTGTGTGACACTAATTTGCTTATTATCTTTTTCTTTCATTCCCCCTTCTATCATCAAAAAACGATCATCATACTGATTAAAATTCAACATTTGCCCTGTGTCGGGATCACGAGGAATAAGTGCTTCAGGAATATATTGTTTTGTCCTTGCCGCTCTTACTGCATCACTCCATTGACTAATGACTTCATCGAACGCATCAAATGAAGATGTCTTTTTATCAAAGATACTTTCCCCACGATATTCCCATTTTGTACTATCTTTAATCTTAAATGGAATAGCCATGCAAAATCGTCCATTTGTGATTCCTTTTTCCGTTTCGGCATATCCTCCAAAGCCCCAATCACTTAGCATGGCAGTCTGTGGAATTGTATCTAATAATAATGGTTCGCTCTGTCCCCATTCTGTTAATACGTTTTTGATATATCCATATCCATAATGTTCGTACAAGACATAGCGTTTTTGATTGTACTTATATTCTGTCTTGAATATGCACTCTTGAAAGCGACCACGCATATATACAATATCCACCTTATCACCGGGGATAAATTCTATAATAGGAAATTGTGATACCGCAGTATCAAAGGATATTTTAAAAGCGCCATCCCCGATGAACAGCGCCTCTTTGATTGCTTTCCGTAATATTTCATTGAAATTATTATCCTTTGCGATTTCATCCCATTCTACTTGACGGCTTTTTATTGTAATGCCGTTTAAATCCCGTATGACAATATCGGTTAATACCTGTACCATTAATGCCGGTAAGCCCGAATGTATTTTGCGAATCTTGATTCGTGGACTCGCTGACCAAAAATAAGAATTATCACGCTCTAACTGCTTATAGAATTCATCCAATTCTTCCGGATCACCACGCATCCATATGCGATTCTTTATGGCATTTGTTTCAAAGTTAAACGTTTCGCTTATGGTGAATATATTTCTCTGTGCTGGCTCTATATCAAGCCATCCACGTATCACGTCTTTTACCTTGCTTATTACTTTCATACGCTATTCCTCCGTTCTAATATATTTCACGAATGGCAACCATCCGTATTGTCCTGCATTAATTGTGTGATCATTCCTATCTTCCGGTTCATATTTATCCTCCTGCCAAGAATAACACTCTATTTCCTTTAAGTGTTCCTTGCAACAATCAACAACCAAATAATCACCGTGATAGATCCATCCCTGCATCATATGAATACGATCAATGATAGTAGTTTCTTTCCATGCGTCATTAAACGTATAAATACAAGGGTGGGTTCGTTTATACTTATATAATTCCGTGATTGTTGCTTGGTCTGCGTTGTCCACAAAGACATTTTTTGCAAAGCCCCATTTACTTCTGTTTCGTTCCAAGAAAGCCATTAGCCTTTTCACAACATCGCTAGGAGCTAATGGCATGCTTAGATCAGCATTGTTATATATTTCTTCCTCCAGCACGATCACCTTACCACAGGTGGTGATACCAATATACAACATTGCAATCGTATCGGGACTTTTGGAAGAATAGGCAGTATCCACGCCAACAGTAAAATACCGATGCGTGAATTTTTTTGCATCGGCTTTCGTTATTACATTTTTTTCTCTGGTGAAATTAGGGAATATAAGCCCCGTTGCCCTTCCCCTTAATCCAAGTATCTTGTTTTTGTACATCTTAGTGCCAGGAGCAACCGCCCTTTTCTTTCGCTCTATGTCATCTTGTGATAAAGCTGCATTATCATTGAAATTGAAATACCAGTGGAGCCACCCTTTTTCCTTTGGCTGACTTAGCATATCCAGCAGCTCGGGCGGATAATCATTCACGTATCGCTTTAACGGTCTACTTCGATTCAGAAATTCATCATATACGGGTAAGGATGGATCATCGGGGTTTGATGTTGTCATCATATAAATGCATCGATGAGACACCTCGCGTAAAAACTCCATATCGGCGATGTTTACCTCATCAATGTACACACATCCTACTTGACCTCCGAGAACCTTTTGCCATCGCTTCTTGTTGTCATAGCCACAAATGTATATAATCTTCATTCCTTTGTTTGTCTGATACTCGATATGTGGTAGCCTTATCTTCCGCTTACCGGATGGATAGTATTCCGCAATACCTTCAAACTGATCTAACAGCATACGTTCTCCGTTGATCACATTCTTTTCCACTGTTCCAAGATCAGCACCAGCAATGATATGAAAACGGATATCGCTGTTTGCAACAATACACATAAACTTGAATATGCCTACCGTTGTTTTACCACATGCCGTTACACCTTCGAGAAAATCACGTTCAGCGTATACGGTTAAAAAGTCCTTGAATTTAGGAGAAAGCAATAACATTGGATCATTCATTGTCCATCACCTCATCATCGTTGATTGGTCTTAATTGTTCGACAATGCCTGTTATCGCATCTTGTTTAGATTGAATTTTGTCATTGCCCGCATTCTGTTCTTGTGCAAAATGCTTTTCTTCCAACTTAAACCGCTTCTTTTCAAGGTTTATCTTAGCCCTTTCTGTTTCTGTCATAGCGGTGCTGCCTGTTACACTTGCTATGAATTGCGCAGCTGACACATTGCCTTTCAACGCCTTTTGCATCATTGAAAATACTAGAGCAGTTTGATTATCAGCTGCCTCTTTGCAGCCGCGCCTTTTGCATCATTGAAAATACTAGAGCAGTTTGATTATCAGCTTCGTCAGAAGCAACACCTGATTGTACCATTTTCTCTTGTATTTCCTCAACAGCAGGAAGTGATAGCAAATAGTTTGCAACTTGCTTCATCGACTTCTTTTTCCGTCTTGATTCACCTGATGCCTGACCGCCTTTTTTGCTGATTTCTCTTGCTTCGCTCTTGGTTCGTTTCGTTATTGGTATCAAGT